GCTCTGTTTGAAAAATCAGAAATTGCGGTATCTAAATTACGTAACTACCAATATTTTAAAGCAGATATTGAAGTTGAAGTGAAATTGAATGCTCAACCATTCTTGCAAGGAGCGCTGATGTTGGTGTACAATCCATACTACAACAACGTTGGTGATTTTCGCAGGAAGGGCACTAGATTTTTAGCTTCCCAGACTTCATGTCCCTACAAAATTCTTAGTATTGAAGAGGGTAACAGCGTCAAACTTATTTGCCCTTATGCAAATATTTATGACATGTTTAACCTTGGAGATGCTACTAATCAATTCGGAACTTTCTTCTTATATGGATTTTCTGCCCTCTACGGAGTTACCACCATAGAAACTGCAAAATATACCGTGTTCGCAAGATTCATTAACCCTCAATTCTTTGTACCTACTCATAATGATGTAATAGCACAGATAAATGACAGCCAACAAATGAAACGCCTTGAAAGCAAAGGATATAGATACGCCCAATCTGCAGTATCTCCAGTGTCTTGTTCTGACAATGGTGAAACTGCGGCAAAAGGCCCTATTTCTAAGCTATCTGGTGGTGTTTCTATGGTGGCCGATGTGTTATCTGGTGTGCCTGTTATTGGTAAGGTTGCTGCATCGGTTGCTTGGGTTTCCAGAGCTATTTCAAATACAGCTGCTTCTTATGGATACTCTCGACCGATATCAATCTTACCATCTCAAACTACTATTATTAAACCCGCTTCAAACTTGATTCATACTGAAGGAAAGGACGATTCAACTACTCTTGCTCTTTTACAAGACAATGGTATTGATGGTTCTTCCTTTGTGCCTGAGAACAAGGACGAAATGGCTTTAAGTTATATTTTTGGAAGACCAAATTACTTCCATGCAAAAACTGCTGATTCTAGTTTATTCAAGGATCAAAAATTAATAACTGCTTGGGAAGTTAGCCCTCTTTCTGAATATCAGTATGGAGAATCATCGGATTCGCAAACTATGTTCATGGGGAGCTTTTCATACGCAAGTATGTTTGGCACCCTGTGGCGTGGTACAATCAATTATGACATATTCGTAGTCAAAACTGGTTTCCATCAAGGAAGATTTGCTGCTGTATTTCTTCCCGAAACGAATCTCGCTGATGTTCCTGCTGTTTTAGGCGAACTTCTCAACACAAATTATAATGTTGTTTGTAATTTAAAAGATCGTCAAGATGAAATGGGTAGAACCAATTTTCGAATTTCTGCTCCTTTCATTTCCAATACTGCTTGGCGTGAAACTTATAAACGAACAACAAATGAAACTAACCCTGGACCTGATGCAACAACTCTCGATACCAAAACCGGATGTATAGCTATCTATTCACTAGTTGATTTATCTAACCCACCTACTGTTCCTGGCTCTGTAACATTTTACATAGCTCATAGTGGTGGCAATGATTATCAAATTGCTAGACCAACGCTATCTCTGGCTCCTGGTTATCAGAGCCGACATGCTCAATCTGATACTGGACCTGTTTTCATACCAGAAGATGAAAATCTTTTGGTACCCTCTCACACTTCCCGAGATGTGACTGCGCAAACTACTGGAGAATATTTTCATAGTTTACGAGCTCTTATGAAGCGTTTTGGTTACTTTGCGAATCTTCGCAGAGATAACGATTACGTTGGATTAAAAACTCGTTCTATGACTGAAAACCCAGTTACTGGTATGCGTACCATGTCCCGGAAAAATCTTCAAAACTATGTTTTACCAACTCCTTGGTACATGGTTTCTTTCCTCTTCCGTTTTTATAGCGGATCCTCATATCTCAAACTCATTCCTCCTCGACCTGCCTCGATTGTAGAAAGTTTTCTTATGTTTGATGAAGAACTTGCCCCGCAAGATCCAGTCAACGAAGCACTTTCTTATGGACAACCCATTTTTCAACAACAACAACAAGTCTCGAATGCTTACGAAATACGAACACCCTACTACCGTGCTGTTCGCTGTGATGTGGTGAATACAACTCAAACTCCTGTTTATGGAGATGTACGAACCTGCATCAGAGTACGCAACACTGGTAGCACACCCGATGTTTCAAATTTATTTGAAGCAGCCGGCGATGACTTTAACTTTTTCTTCCTTATTGGTCCACCACCGATGATGGACATCCGAAACGTTCAAAAACCCTCAACTTTCCCTACTGGAACGCAAATTTCGGTAAATGCAACAGGAGCAACGGACGTGTCTCAGCAAAATTCAATTACTGAGGCACTTCCGATGGTTTTCACTCCTGATATTGAGGGTGGCGAATTTTCAATAAGTAGTTCTAGTAAAGCCACCATCGCAGTCAAATTCACCGATGGAACTTCCGAAGTAGTTCCCCTCATAGACTGTTTTATATATAAATCCTCAACAAAAAGTTCGTTGAGGATTCCAATAAATGAACAAAAAGATGTAGATCTGACCGCAACCCTCACTAACGTGAAAGCATTAGGAACATTTTCCATAATTACTGATGCTATTCCCGCTTAGTAACGACCTCCCGACTCTGTGGAAATCTGATAATTGATTTCCATGGCTGTAAAGTAGAAGGTAGTCCCCACACATATCAACCATGTGGGCCTCCCTAGTGACGTGAAATACGTGAACACCTCCTACCGGGGGGTGATGTAGCTATTTCACGGATGACCTAGAAGGTTAACTTTCTATACCATTGGCAAGGATAATTTAATTGGTTTTCTCGTGAATGACGAGTACTTAT